GCATCCACCATAGCTGTCTTACTATCGTTGTATATAGGAAACACTGCTCTCTGATCCTTCACATCATAAAATATTTTTAATGTGTTTAATTTCCATTTAGACTTAAACTTAGCCGTTAAATAATTTTTATCACTATCAATTATGTGATCAGGTAATACAAATTCTGATCTTTTCTCTGGCTTACTTTCTTTCTGTAACATAATCTGCATATCGTGCCGTGTATAACCGACTGATGACGTTCCTTTTGCGTCACACCCTAGTTTATAACAGTTATACAATATTACTCCATTCATTTTTGTGGCAGTGAA